CAGTTACTCTTCTTCTTGAGATTGAATACTCAAGTGCTGGTCTACCTTGGTAACCAGTTTCTGCTGTTTTTGTTTTTACATTAAAACCAGCATCTCTGATTTCAGATACTCTTGCACCTGGAGAAGCAATATTCATTTGCTCTCTTAAACCGTCAAGTGTAAAAGTTTTACCTGTACCCCAGTATTTTGCTAGGATTTGTTGGTTCTGTGATCCTACTTTAAAGTACTTAGAACCTGTAGTGTTTGATTTTACCATTATGGTCTCCTTTTCATTAAAAAAAGAGCTCGAAAGAGCTCTCTTTATTGTTTCTAGCTTATCTATTATAAACATAATATAACAAATATACTATCAAACGTTGTAAAAGTCAACCTATTTTGGTAAACTATTTCATTTTTGCCACTGCGGCATCATAATCTGCCTTATTTACAGCGGATTCACGTAGTAATTTCTCACGATTTGCCATATGCTTCATGTCAATTTCCTCTTTTGATCCTCCAAAATAGGCTACTGCATATCCTTCTTCAATTAATATGTCAGTTGCCCTTTTGTCATCAATTAGGAAATCACCTAATATACGGCCAAACTTGCCTTTTTTATCTTCACCGCTTTTATCTATTTCAGTTTTCAAAACCTGTATAGATCCTATTGGTAACATGCTTTTAAGTTTGTCTTTTGATGCTAGGCCAAATAGTTTTTCAACCTTATCTCTTGTTCTAGATTCTGGTGTATCTATACCCATCATTCTTACACGTTCTCTGTGCATCCAAACACCAAAGCCTAAGTCGATATCAACATCAACTGTATCTCCATCTACTACTCTTAATATTTTACATTTATATTCGTACATACCCTCTCCTTATCCTATTATTACTAATGTTGGTTCACCTGATATTAAACTTACTACTACACTTGCAAATGCCCAAAGCAGTAGTGCATAGCCTACCCACCAATACCATGCTTTTCCCTCTAAGAATTTTGCTGTTGCTTTTTTAGTCCCTAGAGGATCTTTGCTTGCCGCCCAAGCAAATAGTTTGTCTTTATTATTGAATGGCGGAACTTTCCAAAGTATGACAGGAATCATTAATAACATAATCCATCCGTCATCATTCCATCCTGCGTATGCTCCAAACAAACACAAAGGTATCATATAATAACCTATGTACTGTCTTAAGTGTTCTCTGAAATATATGCCAAGGCCTAGTATTGTAACGCAACTAAGTCCAAGCCAAAAAAGAAACATCATTTTCTTTTATCCAATATGTCTTTCATAACATTTGTTGCCGTCTTAGTAAAAAACCTAGGTGCAACACTGTGTATGATTAAAGCAGGCACCAACAGTTGTAATCTAATTGCAGTTGTAAGTGCCTGCTTCATGTGTTGTAAAGGTGTTTCACCGACTTCTTTTAAATGGAGTTTACATTGTTTACTTAACATTGTCGCCCACCATATCAAATAGTGCAGGACCAAATGTACTACCTGCCCAACCTAATGCTACAATGGTTACTACACCTAGTACTAACCATTTCATCTTAAAATCGTCTACTACCATTTTAAGGCCTATGAGTTCGTTACCTAATATACGAACACTTACTTCTAGTTTACCTTGATCGTCAGTTTCTTTTGCCATTTGCTACTCCTGGATTTCGCTACTTTCGGGCATACAGTCAAATTGTACACGATAAAATTCGTTTGTTAAGTTATGCGACCACGAACGTCTGTCAATTAACTCTTCACATTCCATCTGCGTCATTGGTGTGTTAAATGCATATTGGTTTCCTATGTATAACCATTCTCCTAATGCAGTTTTACCCCACATACTTAATACTAAAACGAACATTTCCATTTTTATCTCCCTTGTCCTTTATACTTTTTGTAAGAGCGTTTCTTACTTTTGTTCATAGAACTAAACTTTGTTCTACTGTGATTGTTACCTATACTTGTTTTCTTTGGTTGTGTTTCATGTGCTATAAAAGTTTTATGTAACTTCATAACCCTCCTTGGTTATATACGTATTTATTAAAAACTAGCCATAAAAAAAGGCCGCACTAGGCGACCTTTTAAAGTTTGTTCTAAGACTGCCTTAGAACTTGAAAGTTAATCCCAACTGTGCATTCATATCACCAGGATTGTTAAAGTCTACATCACGCTTTTCTTTAATTTTAAGCTTCATGTCTACTTTTTCTGATAATGCATACTTGGCACCAAATTCAATATAAGAAGAATTACGATCAAAATCAACTACATTATCTGTTGTTGATTGCCATGTGTATCCTACTTCTGCAAATGGTGTTACTTTACCCATTGCATGTTCTACACCAATGTATGGCTCTAAGTCCATTGTACGTGTATCTGTGTTATAGCTATCGCCAAATTTGAACTCAGCATGAGCTCCTACATATAACGGGCCTGTCGCTAACTTGTTTTTCTTTTCTGCCTTTAACGCATAGTTGTCTACATCGCCATCACGCATCCATTTTACTGTTGTGTCGATAGGGCCTACATCTCCGCGAAGGTGAAATTCAGTTGCGCCAGTTTTCTTATCCTTAACACTAATTGAATAATCATCTGTTTTTGCAGTCATCTTAATTGCAGTATTGTCAAAGTCTCCTGCCAAAGCAGATGTCCCTAACATCGCCGCCAAAGCGACGGTTATTAAAGTCTTTTTCATTATTTTTCCTCTTTTATATAAAAGTGTAGGTCAACATGCCTACAGTGTATAGTTATCTAACCTTTTAGATGTGTTGTGCTTTTTTGGCACGAAGTATTTATAGTGCTAGGTAACAAAGTTATAGTGCGACTTTTCTGTTGCTAGGTAAGTCGCCAACCCCGAGCGATTATGCCGCTAGGGCAAAATCCTCATTAACCGCGAAGTTATTAAGTGCACCGAAGTTCACGAAAGTAAATTCGCCGTTGTTTACAGTTGCGTTTGCATTTGTAAAATGTGTTCGCGTTAACCGAGCTTACATCCGGATAACTCCACTCATCTATTAACTACCAGTCGATCCTAATTTCAGGCCCATCATAAACACTCTGCGTCTGTCCTTACTTGTGGGTACCATCACGTTCTGGTAACTACAAAGTGTTTATGGTGGACCTGCCCGGTACCGCCCCGGGGTCCTGTCTAGCGTTTGAATTGCTTCAACGTTACATTTATATTTATACAGTCTTTTTATGCAGATGTCAAGAGAAGAACGTAAATTAAATAACAACTAAAGTGTGCCATTTGATCAATTGATTGTGCAATCCAATATTTTCTACTATCTATGTTCCATTGATACTTTTTAATTATAACTGTTTTTATGTAATCAATTAAAAAATGTAAAACGTAATCTAATAGTGCAATAAGTATTGCATTTTTAAAATTAAATGTTGCTAGGATTATTACAATAAAAGTAAGTGCAGAATGATCAAACGCATGGATCCAACCTTTAGGATTTCTAAGGTTACTTTTATCTCCTGGTGTTCTGAAAGATTGTATTGCTAAATCTGCAATCGCGTGTTTAATAAACAGTCCCCAAAGCACAAATAAACTTTCAATCATGCCCAATGGACTATTCCTTTCTACTGTTCTGGTGTATGGATTACTTTAACATCAACTGCTACAGGTTTTCCGTTATGATCGTCTATAGTGTATTCAACAACCATACCTTCAACAACTTTCTTTATACCTGATTTTCTGAACTCTGATATATGTACAAACAGGTCTGCTTGACCTTCGTCACGTGATATGAATCCATATCCCTTAACGTGATTGTACCATTTTAATTTGCCCTGATTAATCATTTACTGCCCTTCTTTGTGTATACAGGGCGTAGACAAACCACGCCCTGTAATATTTATTACATATTGTTCTTTTTTTCTTGAATCTCAGCACGTTTTGCCTTTGCAAGTTTACCCATTTCGCCTAATGCTTTACGAGCTCTTGCCGCTGACGCTTTTGTGCCGCCTTCAAATTTTTCATTCTCTGCAATGTATGTTTCATACATGCTTACTATTTGTTCGTGAATTGATTGTTCTGACATCTTTATAACCTCCTTAGTTCATCTTTATGCCGGTTGTTGATTCAATGTATTGGTCTGCCATTGCTTTCTCAGTTTTAGCAATAAACACTATAGATCCTAAGTTAACATCTATTTCGCTATCGCGGCCAACAGTAAAGGTAAATGGCACCAAGCCAATTCCACCTTCTTTAGTCATAGTAAGAGCCATCGGCTTCTTTACTCTCATTGAATCTTTTTCTTTCTTAATTAAGCGAGCCACAACTTCTTCACCTGCTACAGTTTTGAAGCTAATAGTATCGCCGTCTTTATAAGTTGCTTCTAATAACATATTTTATCCTAAACTTGATCCTGTTCCGTTCCATCCGGTTGCATCAATATAAGAAAGTAATTGTTCATAACCTCCTATATGTTGATCACCTATAAAAACTTGTGGAGCAGTTCTTGGTGCTGGCAATCCTTTTTCTTCAAAGAGTGCCATTAGTTCACTAGGTTGAATATCAGTGCCTAGTGTTAATGTTTTGTATTTGACATTCATGCCGTCAAATACAGCCTTTGCCTTTACGCATGAAGGACAATGTGGCTTGCTATAAATTACTACTTCTTGCATTATAGTTTAAATCCTTTAAGTGAATCCTTATCTACATCTTGTTTGATACCGCCAATAATGTATGACTCTACTTCAGTCTCTTGTGGAGCCACTTGTAATCCTGACGAACTCAACCAATGTTGTGTCCAAGGTAGTGGGTTAGTATTAAGTGGACGATCATAGATAGGTTTGTAACCAAGTGCTTTTAGCCTACGGTTAGCAATATACTCTACATAATGATATAGTAACTCTTCGTTAAGTCCGATAATTGCTCCGTCCTTAAACAAATAGTCAGCCCATGCTTTTTCTTCATCAACGCAAGTACGCCACATATCTAATACTTCTTCTTCACACTCTTTAGCAATAGATTGGAACTCTTTATCATCTAGTCCTTTAATCCAATTCTTAAGAATAGAAGTTGATAGGTTTAAGTGTGTTGCTTCGTCTCTTGCAATCAATGAAATAATTTTTGCACTTCCTTCCATTACTTTACTTTCAGCAAATGCAAATGTACAAGCAAATGAAACATAGAAACGCAATCCTTCAAGGATGTTTACATTGTGCATTGCTAAGAAAAGTTTCTTCTTAACATCACGCATGTTACCTTCTTTGCGATGAATAAAAGCATCAGCCGCTTCTGTAAATGCATCGTAGTTCTTTGTTACTGCGGTTGCACGTTTAAGTATTTCTTTGTCATCTAAGATTGTATCAAACACTTCACTTGGATCTGCATACACGTTTTTCATAATGTGTGTATAAGAACGTGAATGAATAGTTTCAAAGAAATCCCAAGTAACAATACAACCTTCTAGTTCAGGAAGTGATACGTGTGGCAAGAAAGCCAAACTAGGACCACGCCCTTGCACACTATCAAGTAATGTTTGATATTTTAGATTACTTGTAAAAATATGTTTCTGTTCTGGTCTGAACTCAGCAAAGTCTGCTCTGTCTTTTTGCAAACTAACTTCTTCAGGCCTCCAAAAATAACCAAGCATTGTTTGGTTAAGTTTATCAAATTCAGGGAATTTAAACACATCATATCTCTGTGTGTTTTGATCTGGTCCAAAGAACATTGTGCTCTTTGTAAAGTCTACTTTGTCTTGATTAAATACTGTCTTAGCCATTTGTTTCCTCTATCTCTAATCCTATCTTTGTATTATAGCATTGTATATATGCAATGTCAACCTCTAAATTGCACATGCTTCACAATGTTCTTCATACTCCTCATCTGTACCTGCAAATTCTTCTCTAGCAAGTGGTTGTTGTTTTACTTCTTCTACCATATCACCATCTGTTTTGTAGTCATATGTGTTTTGATAATAAGAAGTTTTCCATCCATACTTATACGTATTGAGTAAATCTTTTATCATAACACTCATAGGCACTTCATTATTTTCAAAGTGCGTAGGATTATATGACCAGTTACCACTTATGGCTTGATCAAAGAACTTTTGCATCACTGCTACAATATTAATATAACCTTCGTTACTTGGCATATCCCATAGTAGTGTGTAATGTTGCTTTAGTGTAGTATACTGCGGAACAACCTGCTTAAGAGGCCCTTTTTTACTTTTCTTAACGGACAAGTAGCCTCTAGGTGGTTCGATTCCATTTGTTGCGTTCGACACAACGGAACTGCTCTCTGAAGGCATCTGTGCGGACAATGTGCTGTGCCGTAAACCGTGCTGTTGTATGTCTGTGCGAAGAGTATCCCAATCATACTTTAACTTAAATTCTCCTAGTTCATCAACTTCTTTCTTGTATGTATCAATAGGAAGTATGCCGTCACTATATTTAGTTTGTGGGAAATATTCACAAGCACCACGCTCTTTAGCAAGTTCATTACTTGCTTTAAGCAAATAGTATTGGAATGCTTCTGTAAGTTCGTGTACTTTCTTCCAAGCTCTTTTGTGACTGTATGCCAACTGATGCTTTGCAAGATAGTGTGCTAGTCCTATGTAACCAACACCAAGCGAGCGTCTTGCTTTTGTACTAATCTCTGCCGCCTTGATTGGATACTTCTGATAGTCAATAATTTCTTCTAATGCTCTAACTGCAAGATCACATAGTTCTTCTAAGTCATCTAGATCTTTGAGTACACCAACATTAATAGCACTTAGAATACACAATGCAATTTCGCCTTCTTCATCATCAATGTGTTGTAGTGGCTTTGTTGGCAATGTAATCTCTTGACACAAGTTACTCATATAAACTTTATCTTTGAATGAACTGTGTGTATTACAATGATCTACATTCATAATATAGATACGTCCTGTTTCTGCACGTTCTTTAATTAGTGCTGAAAACAGTTCCATTGCAGGTATAACTTTTTTCTTAATGCTTGTTTTACGTTCATACATTTCATACATCTCTTGGAATGCATCTGGGTCACCAAAGTATGCTTCGTACAAGCCTGGTACATCGTGCGGCGAGAAAAGGCTTATGTTGCCGCTGGTTAACAATCTTTCATACATAGTTTTATTAAGTTGTATAGAATAATCTAACTTACGTACACGATTGTCTTCTGTGCCTTTGTTATTCTTTAGTACAAGGATGTCTTCAATCTCTTGATGCCAAAAAGGAAAATGTGTTGTAGCACTTCCGCCACGTACACCATTCTGTGTACAACATCTAACAGTTGCTTCGAACTTTTTAAGGAACGGAACTACACCTGTGTGTGCAACTTCTCCTCCTCTGATTTTTGAGTTGACTCCTCTGATACGTCCTGCGTTAATGCCGATACCAGCTCTTTGAGCTGTGTATCTACCGATGGACATGTCCGACGCAAAGATCGAATCAAGTGTGTCGTCACTGTCAACGAGAACACAAGAGGCAAACTGCCTAACTGGAGTACGCACTCCGGCCATGACTGGCGTTGGGATATTGATTTTAAATAGTGAAGTCGAGTCATAGTATCTCCTTACATAATGTAACCTGTCTTCTTTAGGATAGTTTGCGAATAGTGTTGCCGCAATCATCATATACATATGTTGAGGAGTTTCAAACAACTCTCCGCTTGATCTATCTTGGACAAGATATTTGTCCACAACCTGACGCAGACCTGCGTAGGTAAAGTTCTCATCACGCTTGTGATGGATATATGAATCTAGTTTTGCAAACTCGTCGTCAGTGTAACTATCTAGTATTGCACTATCATAAACACCGCGATCAATATTTTTATTAATCATTTCTCTTAATGAAATCTTAT